CGTTTCGTGAGCTTATCAGTCTGCTGTACGCAGGTAAGATACCTAAGTGGGACATGAGCAAGATACGGGAGTCCGGTGCTAGACTAAAGACATTCGGTGGTCGAGCTAGTGGCCCAGAGCCTCTTGATGATTTGTTTCACTTCTGTGTAGGTATATTCCAGAAGGCCGCAGGTCGCAAGCTGACATCCATTGAGTGCCATGATGTATGCTGTAAGATTGCTGACATCGTAGTAGTTGGTGGTGTGCGTAGGTCAGCCCTGATTAGCCTGTCCAACTTGTCAGATCCACGCATGGCTAAGGCTAAGAACGGCAACTGGTGGGACACAGAAGGACAGCGTAGGCTTGCTAACAACTCTGTGGCGTACACTGAGAAGCCAGACTTTGAGAGTTTCTTGGCAGAGATGCAGAACATGTACGAGAGCAAGGCAGGAGAGCGTGGTATCTTCAGTCGAGTAGCTGCACAGAAGATTGCTGCACGTAACGGTAGGCGTGACCCTGAGCAGGACTTTGGTACTAACCCTTGCTCTGAAATCATCCTACGCAGTAATCAGTTCTGTAACCTGTCAGAGATTGTAGTACGTCCTGAAGATGACCTAGACACGCTGAAGAAGAAGGCAGAGGTAGCGGCTATCATTGGTACACTACAGGCTACGTTGACAGACTTCCGCTATTTACGGAATGTATGGAAGAGAAATACGGAAGAGGAGGCGTTGCTAGGCGTGAGCATGACAGGTATTATGGATCACTACCTGTTGAGCAAAGGAGACTCACCTGACTTGGAGAAGTGGCTTGAACAGATACGTGACGTTGCTGTTAAAACTAACGAGAAGTGGGCGACTAAACTTGGCATTAATCAGTCTGCGGCTATTACATGTGTTAAGCCAAGCGGTACTGTATCTCAGCTTGTCGACTCTGCTAGTGGCATCCATCCTCGCTTCTCTGAGTATTACATTCGCAGAGTACGTAGTGACAAGAAAGACCCACTTGCACAGTTTATGCAAACAGTGGGATTCCCAGTAGAGCAAGACCTGATGAGTCAAGCGTCACTGGTGTTCAGCTTCCCTGTCGAGTCTCCACAAGGTTGCACCACAGTTAAGCAGGTAGGTGCTATGGAGCAGTTAAAGCTGTGGAAAGCCTACCAGAACCATTGGTGTGAACATAAACCAAGCATTACTGTTTATTATACAGACGATGAGTTCTTGGAAGTTGCACAGTGGATATGGGATAACTTTGATCTGTGTAGTGGTATTAGTCTGTTGCCGTATAGCGATCATGTATATCAACAAGCTCCGTATGAGGACATAGACGCTGAGAAGTATGAGGAGTTACTAGCGGCTATGCCAGTGAGTGTAGACTGGTCTGCTCTGGAACAGTTTGAGCAGGATGACAACACAACAGGTAGCCAGGAGTTGGCCTGTGTAGGTGGTGCGTGTGAGATAGTGTAAATGTTGTAGGTACTAAAAAGCCCTATGTAGATGACTGCATAGGGCTTTTTTGTTACTGCTGTTGTGGCTGTTTTCCTGCTCCTACCATAGAAGATAAAGCAGTAGTAGGCGTTATTATACCCGTCTTTATTGCTGCTTTACCTAACATCTCTGTCGATTTAGCTAACGCTTCTGTAGATGTTCCTGCGGGAGCGTTTAACACTTTATTGACCAATGCTAGTATCTGTGGTTTATTCGCAATAGAACGAACAAGAACAGGACTAGCTAAATATAAACCAAGAACAGTCATTCCTGCTGCTCCTCCTGCTCCTGCTACTGCTGCTCCTGCACCGCCTAAAGATAAGACACCTGCGGCAGTATAATAAGCAGACAAAGACTCTATTCTTTTAGCTATCATTCCTTTAGGACTATTAGCTAGACTTTTGACGTACCTAAACTGTTGTGGAGATAGCAGTGCTTCATAGTGTTTAATAATGTCAAAATCCTGGGTTGTTTTAGGATTTGCTACAGCCTCTAATAACTTAGGCGAACTAACAACATCAGATAAGGCGTTAGCTCGTAGCGGAGATAAAATCTCATCTGCTTCTTTTGTAGATACCTTAGCTTCTGCCGCCCAAGACTTTATTCTTTTTTGTAGGTTTAAAAAATTACTCAAACTAGACGAGTTATTTGGTAAGAACTGCATGGCAAAAGTAGGATCTAATGGTTCTCCTTTAGCGATCTTAGTTACTAATTCTTTATTAAGAAGTTGTCCAGTTTCAAAACCTTTAACGGCTTGGTCTATTTGTTTACGAGCAGTGCCTAGATTACCTTTTTTAAAAATACTGTCTAAATGTCTATACTCAAAACCTTCTAAATCTTTTAGTCTTTTAGCAAGTGTAGCGGCTTCAGCAGGAGGTAGTTGCTTCTGCAAATCCCAAGCTGTTTTATACATCTGGCGATAAGTGTCAAAAGTTACTTTATCTGGTTTTTGTAAAATAGATAGTATGTTTTTCTGATCTGTTAATAAACCTTGAGTACCGTCTATTATTCCTTTTAAAGCTCCCATTGGTATTATCTCAGGGGCATTGTCTTGATCTGCGTTTCTCGTTACCTTTGTTTTTGTAGCTTCAATAGTCTTATCTAGTCTTTCTCGCCAAGAGTTGTAAGCAGATGAACGAGCATTTGCAGCATCTTGAGCAATTTTACCTAATTGAGGCTCTAATTCTTCTCCTAATTCTAAAGAACTTTTAGCAACTCCACCCATACCTGCGGCATTGTTAACAAGACCAGTAGAAGAGTTAGCTACTTTTTGAGCTAGTTTATAACCTCCTGCACCTAGTCCTCCACCTACTAAACCACCTACGCCAAAACCTAATGACGCTTTTGTTAGTCTATCCTCTAATCCTTCACCCATGCCGAATCCTGATAGACCCGCTTGAGTAGCTCCCGCAGCAGCGGTTCTTGCGGCAGTTGTCCCTAACGTAGCTCCTCTGCCTCCGACACCGAATAAAAACTGACCTGCCTTGCCTAACGTGCCTCCTAAAGGCAGAGTAGCAACGCCACCAGTTACTTGCCCTGCAAAGTAAGATTTACTGTTGTCTTTTCTATAAGAATCTAACAACTCGTTTTCTTTCTGCTTTCTGCTTTCATACAACTCTGAAAAATCAGAATCACTTGGGTTGTTAACAAGAAAATCACCAACAGCTAACGCTCCTGCTTTAGCTTCATCATATAACTCAAAGGTAGCTCCTTGAGCAATTCCTCGCATATAAGCAGACATGTTAGAAGAGTCTTCGTTTCTGTTTTCATCTACTTTATTGACAACACCCATAAAAGCGTCTGCTTTTCGTTCGTACTCAGCAGTTCCTTTTTTATTTTCGTTGTTAAGTAGCCAATCCCCTAACTCTTCTTTATTTTCTTTAGCTTGGTTTTTAATAGAAAAGCTCATAAATAAATCAGCATTTCTAGCGTACTCAGCAGTTCCTTTTAAAGAGTCATTATCAAGTAACCAGTTACCTACTTCGTATTCAGACATAGCCATTAACGTCTTCCTATTGGGTTGGGATTTCTATTTTTCTTTAATTCTGCTAACCTAGCTTCTAAATCATCATCAGACCAAGTTTTTTCTGTTGCTGATGGGTCTAATAATTCTTCAGCTTCTTTTCTAAGTGCAGGATCAATTTGATACTCTGTATAAAAACTTGAAAGTTGCGTTTCTAAATCAAGAGGAGCAAAACCACCGTTTTCTTTAATGACTCTTGCTTGCTCTCTATCAATTGCTTGACGCATTTTATGTTGCTCTTTAGCAAGAGCGATCATTAGTCTATTGCCTTTTACAGACTTACGTAAACCTGGTATAGAAGCAATCAAAAAATCCAAGTCTCTGTTTGAAGTTGCTCCAGGCAAGCCCATGCCAGATGCAGGGTTTCTGACTTCTAATGCTAATTTATTTGAGATAGCTTCTAACGCTTCTGCTTCTGCTAAACCTTCAATTTCCACATCTAAAACACTAGATAACACGCCTTTAAAAGATTTAGACAGTCCCGCCAGAGAGCCTGTTTTTAACCCAGTGTCTAATAAACGAGACATTTGATTAAGAGAAGACTGTCTTTGTGAAGAACTAGATAATTGTTCAGCCCTTTTGCCTATCTTAGATACAATATCTTCTGATGTTTTTATTTCAAAAGTTTTTTTAACTAAGTCTATTTCTTTTAATAATCCGTAATCTTTTTGTCCAGTTTTTTCTAAATTATCTGCAAAAGCCTGTAAACTCTCAGGAGTGTACATTTGAGGATTGAGTTTACCTACAGCTTCTTGTTTAGAAATGTTAGCTTCGCTTTCAAGAGCCGCTACTCGTCTTTCTTCTAAAGAAAACTCTCTTTCAGCCGTTTGTTTAGCAATGTTTGCTTCGTTAAACTGAGTCTGCAAAGCCAATGCCCTAGCAGGATCAACTTGAGAAACTAAAGCAACCGCTTGTTTTTGACCCTGTGGGGTAGTTATATCTAAACTAGATAGTTGCTCTTGTACTTTCTCACCCGCAGTACGAGTATCTACACCTAGTAAGCCTCCTGCGCCTCTACGCATCATCTGCTGACGCTCTGGTGCTTGTAAAGCCAGTGAACGAGCTAAATTAGAGCCTAGTCCTTTGCCTTGTATAGCACTCGCTCTTGTGATACCTTCTTCTCTTAAATTAGGAGTTCCCGCTAAACCTGTCAGCAACCCTTCAATACTTACTCTAGCCATTAGTTGTTCTCCTTAAAGACCTAGTGCAGCGTTAAACGCAGATTGGTTAAAACCACTTGAGTCAATATCTTGCACTGAGCCTATATTGCCTAAGTTTATTGGTTGCCCTGGTGTTGGTATAGCTGATGGAACGTACCCGCTAAATAAAGAACCTGTGTCATATGGGTTAGTTACTTCAGGTAGTAAAATACTGCTTAAAAAACCACTTCCTCCTAAGAAAGATGAAGAAGGCGTGTCAGGGAAAGACAGCATGTTTCCTGTTTCCTGCTCTGGTCTGACTAACCCTAGCAACTGATCTACTAAACCAGTTCTTGCTGTAGCTCCTGTACCGCTACCGCCTAGTATGTTAGCCATCGTTTGTAGGTTAGCTAGCCTCTCTGCCTGTCCTAGTTCTGCGGCTTGTAAGTAACCTTCTAGCCCTGTTTGACCTAACAAGGCTTGTAGTTCAGCACCGCCTAACTGACCTCTCTGCTGTAGCTGTGCAGGAAGATTAGCAGCACCAAATAAGTCTAGTGCTTGAGCTTGTGGCGCATAACCTGCGGTCTGTAACATACCACCTAGTTGACCTGCCTGTAACTGCTCTGCCTGTGACTGCTGTCTAGCGGCTAGGTTAGCTCGTGCCATAGCTTCCTGTCGTGCAGTCTCTTGAGCTAATAACTCAGGTGAAGCACCACCGTAGGCGGCAGAGGACAACCCTAAGCGGCCTTGTGACAGCAGACGCTCTTCTAATGCTAGACGCTGACGTTCCTCTTCAGGACGCTGTACGGCTCTCATCTGCTCAAATAACTCTGCCTGTGCTGTAGTAGGGTCTACACCTACCTGACCAAACAACCCTGTAGCTTGACCTAGCAGTTGTTGTTGTGCCGCTTGTTGCTCAGGAGACAACGTAACGCCTAAGCCACCTTCAGGTGTAGCGGCTATATTAGCTAGACCACTAGTAACAGTGTATGGTCTAAACTGTGTAGCTTCAACAGCCTGTGTTCCTATCCTTTCAGCGCCTGTCTGAGCTTGCTGACCTAACTGCTCAAATGCTTGCTCTCCTTCACGGCCTAGTAAATAACTAGCTCCTACGTTGAAAAGATTACCCATAGTAGAATTTACAGCCATTAGTATGACCCTCCAGTAATTGTGTCAGCCGTCAGTGTTCCTGTGACGTTCACGGTAGCGGCTGTTACAGTACCTGTGAAAGTAGGACTAGCAGTGTCAGCTTTAGTTGCACTGGCAGTAGCAATGTTGTTAAATTCAGTGTCGATCTCTGTACCTCTCACAATCTTAGCAGCATTGCCTGAAGGGAGAGAATCCTTTGTAGCAAAGTTAGTTGTCTTAGTGTAATTAGACATTAGATAAGTCTCCCTAGTAGAGCGTGTATGTCAATTTTTTGAATAGAAAAAGCAGCACCATTAACCTCTGCCTCAATGCCAATGGTTACTACCTCACCGCTACCGCTAGTGTTAACCTTTGGTGTGTTGATTAGAATAGAGGAGGTATACTCTGCTGTAGTGTTATACTCAGAAACACCGTACTCGCCAATGTTGCTAGAGCCGAATGTAAATGCTTGTTTAGTATAATTCGCTGTATAGTCATAGCCCCAGTTCAATGTAGTAGGTGTGTTCTGTCCACCAATGATGGTCATGTTAAACTTCTTCAAGAACTTTAGATTGGAAGTGTTACCAAAGTCCATAGGGTTACTGAAGTATCTCATCTCGTACTTAACAGCACCGTCCATGTAGCCTGTGTACTCAACTATGCCGCTAGAGATGCCAATGTATATCTCACCATCTTCCAACACAGCAAACGACAGAGGATACATTCCTGACCACGTTGTAGCCCGTTGTGACCCATCAGGCAGTGCAGTACGCATATCAAAGCAGTACACAGTGTTGCTGTCTGGTAACGTCAGTAGATAGAAAGCCTCTTCAGAACTGTACATAGACTTGATAGGGTTAGACTGTAGCGGTATCAGATTTAACAAGTCAGTGCGTACATTCTTGCTGATGTCACGCATAGGCATGGACTTCTCTTGTATAGTCCTACCAAAGCTACGTACACCTGTCTCAGACAAGAACAGTATATCAGTGCCGGTGTGCTGTACTGAGTCACGGGCTATACAGCCAACGCCTTCTATGGTGTCTGTAAGCGTCATAGAAGCAGGAGAGGAAGCACCTGAGTACACAAGTATAGACTTCTTACCAAAGATGATTAGGAAGCCATTGTGAGCCGCTAGAGCCGTTATCTCGTCAAAGCCTGTAGGCCATACCAGAGTT